TCCATATCCATGTCGATGTAAGATGCGCTCAGCTTCTCTGAACTTGCGCTGATACTCACTGCGTGGTATGCCGGACATGCCGCCCGACAAATAGATTCTACGCTTGCTCATGTTGCCCTCCCTGTTAATTCGGCCTTGATGTGGAGGTTAGCACCCGTGCTCACCCAGTGGCCTGAGTGCTCAGCCACCGCCACCTCTGTCAGCCAGTCGTAAATCTTCTTGCCGATGGCGCGGTACTCTTCCGAGTGGTCGATTTCGTAGCCGTAGCCTACTTCCCTGGGCTTCTCCTTGATGAGTGCCAGCGTCACCTCGTCCTCGATGTCGGGGTTGCGCAGGATAATGCCGTTGTCGGCAAACTCAATGTCGAGTTTCATCTGCTCGACGGGGTTGTCTTTTACTTTTGCCATAGTTCCTTGATGTTATAACCAATAAATCAGCGACACAAGCACAGCAATCATTATTGCGCTCACAAGCCCTTTTTTATAATTATACACTTGCTCCTTTCGGGGCCGTCCGTTTAATTTGTAGTTCATTACTACGATGCCAGCGCAAAGCGCAAGCATGATGATGTAAGCTGCTGTTTTCATAATTCGTTTAATTCGTTTAATTCGTGGTTCAATAAGGATTATTCGGTTTGCCTTTTTTCATGCGCTCCTTTTCGTCGCGGATAGCGTCGTTGAGCGTTGCCTTCAGCTCGCGCAGATGCTGGAAGGTCTCGGGTGGTGTGCGGGGACAGCCACGGACGAATGAGCGCAGGTTCGGGGTGGCGAAACCGAACTCGGAGGCGTCGCAGATGTACTGCTGCCACTCCTCGTACTGCTCACGGGTGACGTCGTTCAGCACGCAGTAGATGATGTCGTCCATGTTGATGGTGAGCATGCCGTCGCCGTAGTCGTACACTGAGCCCGTCTCGTCGCCAATCCAGTAGCCGTAGTGGGCGTCGAGTTCCCACATGCGGAGCAGTTCCACGAGGAAGCCGTTGCACGCCTGCTGCCATTGCTCTTTCAGTTGTCGCTTGATAGCGTCTTTTGCCTTTTTCATAATTTCGTGTAATTTGTTTAATGTGAAGAATTTGCTACCGCTTGCGTGGATATTCCTTGAATGTCTCGCCGTCGAGGATGCAGCCGTTCTCTTTCTTGCTGCGCTTGATACCGTCGGCTCCCCATGTACCCCACTGCTTGAAGAAGAATGGGACGTTCCAGCGTCGGCAAGCGTCACGCAGCCCTCGGAACCACTCTATCGGTGTGCGACGAGCGCACGGACCGCTCTCGCCACCTGTTATCACCCAGTCGATGCCGTCAAGATTGATGTCGTTCATTGCTCCGAGCAGTGGCTCACAGCTGAGGAACTTCACGTTGTTGCCCCTGACGTTGCGCAAAGCGTCGATGCGGTCATAGTGTCGGCTGTTCTCGCACGTCGTACCGAGCCACACATTCTTGGGCAGCGGATGGCTCAGAAAGTATTCCTCCATGCGCCACGGACGCTTGGTCAGTATCTGGTATGTGTGCTGCGGTGTCTTCTCGATGACGCGCATCACGGGATTTATCCATGTGTCGGGCACGTCTTCGTGGAATAGGTCACCCATTGAGCAGACGAACACCATCGTTGGCTTCTGCCACGAGTAGGGTTCTTTCATCGCGTCGATGTTACGCGACACCTTGAAGCCGTTCTCGTAACTCTTGATGTGGTTGCCTTGCAACCTGCGAGCCATCACCTCCGCATAGCAGTTTTGGCAGGCTTCGCTTACCTTCGTGCAACCGTGTATCGGGTTCCACGTCTTTTCTGTCCATTCTATCTTTGTCATACGTCAATTCCCGTTGATGTTGATAGTGCGTTCCATCTTGGCAATGTTGTGCTGGTCATTCCATCCCAACTGATAGCCGATACTGAATACCTTCAGTACTTGTGCGTAGGCGTTTTGGTCGGTAGTCTTATCGACCACGCCAATAAACTCATCGAACAGCTGACGGATGCGGTTCATAGCCGCTTGCTCCTGTGCAACATGCTCGTCGTACATACGTTTGAAAAACTCCGCAGTCTTTTCGTCACATGGAATGTCGAACATCATACTTGCGGTCATTGCTTTTGTTTCTTTCTTTTTGCTCATAGTTCCTTTTATTTAATTCGTTTAATTCATTTAATCCGTTGTCTCTATTCACTCACTCTCCCCTCCGCAAGGTCAAACCCGTAGAGCGCGTCGAGCAGGGCATGAACGAGGTCTATCTTGTGCGTAGGCTGGGGACCTCCCTTCACAATGCGTCTGAGGTCGCTGCTGCTCACCTCGGCAGCGCAGTTGCCAAAGCACCAGGGCCACAGGGGCGACATCGAGAACTCTATCCACGGCTCCTTGTCGAGTATCATGCTCTCCAGTTCGGCGATGCGGGGGTTCTGCGTGAGGGCGGTCTGCGAGACGGGCACCACCATTTGTTGGATGACGTTGGCGATGTCGGCTGCCGTTGCCTGCGGGTTCTTCTTCTGGAGGATGGTTTGCAGCCACGCCTTCAACTGGTTAATCGGCTGGATGCTCTGGGCGGGGTCGTAGCCGAAGAAGCGGATGTCGATGTCCCCGCGATCGTCGAGGGCTCCGAGTTGATTGATACTGAGCATAGAGTCAAACACTTCACCGGGACATTTGTAGAGCCAGCCCTGCCGCACCCACTCTTCGTAGAGCGGACGGTTGGGGCTCTTCTTCATCGTCTCTTCCAGCACCCACGCCACGGCATCGGCAAAGAAGCGGCCGCGCATCGTGTCGCTCGGGGTGTAGTTCACGCCCAGCGTCACCATCGCGTAGAGGTCGTCGCCCAGCGAGAAGTCGAGCCCCACGAACACGCGCCAGCCGTCCTGATAGTGGCAGTCGGTGATGCGCTTCGCCACCTGTAGCGGACGTATCTTGTCGCCCGTGATCCACTTCGTCACCTTGCCGCTCGAATAGACATTGAACAGCTTGGCGATGACCTCGCCGGGGTCGCCGTCGCGCTCCGCCTTGGCTATCTGGTCTTCGTAGAACTGGTGCTGCACGATTTTGCCGAGCATGGGGTTCACCTTGCGGCGCACGGTGCGGTTGGTCAGCAGATAGTGCTCGTCGCGCTGCCATGCGTCGGGCTCCAGCAGTAGCGTCATCGTGCGGTCGTCCGTCAGCACGGGCGCGACCTTGCCGCTCTCGATGAACTGCTCGCGCTCCAGCATGGCGTGGAGTCCGTCGAGTATCTGGATGAACGGCCCCTCGGTGATGCGTCCGGCTGATGTCATGGTGACGCTCAGCGGTTCGCGGCGCGGTCCCATACTGGACTCGATTACGTCCACCAGCCGCTTCATGTCCGACTTGCCGTTGGCGTAGGGTGCCGAGCCGTACTCGTCCTTCAGGCAGAGCTGGGCAAACCAACCGTCCTTGAACTTGCCGCCGGCGGTCATGGGTCGGATGCTGGCGGTCGAAATCTCGTTGTACTTGTCGTGCCATGCGGCGATGCTCTCGGTCAGCCGGAATCGGTTCTCCTCGTTCATACCTTGGAGAAGGTACTTGATGCGGCGGAAGATGATTTTCGCCTGGTCCTCGGAGTTGGCACAGCAGAAGCCCTCCATGTTGTAGTCCTCGAACACCATGAACTCCGCGCCGATGAAACCGCCGAGTCCCGTCTTGTCAATCTTACGCGAGCCGGTCAGCGTGAAGTCGGTACACATGCGGCGGTAGTCCCATATCCAGCCGTCGCGCTCGCGCTCGGTGCGCAGCAGTTCGGACTTCGTGCCGCTCTCCACCTGCGTGTTGATCCACGTATAAAAGCCGTAGATGCTGGCGAGGATGAAGACCTGGAAGGGCTCCCAGCGATAGACCTGTCCGCCACCCATGCCTGGGCAACGCAGCCCGCCGCTGAGATGCTTCCACGCCTTGCCGACGGGCACCCACTCACCTTCTCGCAGCCGGATGACGGTCTGCACCTTCCGGGTGTTGAAGTTGTACGTGTCGAGCATTCTGAGGAACTTGGCGGCACCCAGCAGCTCATAGATGCCGTGCCAGTCGTTGTCGTCGTCCTCCTTGGCCGACGAATGTTCCAGCAGGTCTTCAAAGTAGAGCCGCAGTCGCAGGTCGATGTCCTCGGTGCGCTGCTCCATGCCACGGTAGCGTTTCGCCAGCAGGTCGATGGCCTCCTGCTTCTTTTGCAAAGATTCTTGTGTTATGTCTGTCATAAGGGGGTAAGTTAAAATGAAGAGGGGGGGAGTTGGCTACCGCTTGAAGTCCTTACCGACTACAAACGGCGACGGCTCTCTGTGATGCTTGATGATGAACACGTCGCGATCGGCAGGTGCTCCCCATTCTGGATTGCCTCGCCCGATGGTGATGCTGTCGATGCGGTTGATGAAGCACCGCTGCGTGTAGCCGTAGTGAAAGCAGACGTGGGTGTATGGCTTCAATTCGGTGTCCGCGAAACCTTCACCTTTCAGAATGTATCGCAGTCCTGGGTCGCAACAATACTCAGCATCGTCTCTTGTCAACCGCCCAGCAAAGCCAAATTCTTTTTTCCGCTGATATAGTCGCTGATACCAGTAGGGCGTTATCTCGCGGTATTCTTCCGTCTTCTCGCCACTCTCTTGCATCTCATACCATTTCTTTTTCAGTACGAGGTGCAATATCTTTACGTTGATTACTTCGGTCATACGCAATCCTTTCCGTGTCGTTTAATATAGTTGGCGCGTCTGCGCTTCCATTCTTTGTCGAAGTCCTTGATGAATTGCTCGATGTCCTTCTTGAAGTCGGCAAACAGCTCATCGTTCTTGTTAGCGGGATAGAATTGGTACAAGTCCCAACTCTTCTGATAGTCCTCATGGTCGTACACGTCCATAATCGTGATGCTGATGCTGATTTGTGGCTCTCGCACGACACCGCCAAATATCGCGCCGCTGTCATGCAACAGATACACATTCACCGTCATCTTTCCTGCCGCTTTCTTCTGAAGGCTTTGAATCTTCGTCAGATACGCCAGCATTTGTTCGCGGGTACAATCGCCGTACTCGTTCATAATCTCTTTTTCTGTCATAGTTCCTTGAAATTCGTTTAATTCGTTAAATCTTCGTCGCCTCTTCGTGGAACAGGTCGCTGAACTCCTTCGGCACGATGCAGTCCACCTCGAAGGGCATGGCCTTGCGGATGGTGGTGCGGCTGTCGTCCTCGACCTTGAAGCCCTGCTCCTTCTCCTGTTCGGCTTTCAGGATGTCGAGCAGCAGGGCGATGCGCTCCTTGGCCTGGCCCACGTCGTTGGCGGCTACGATGTAGT